TCTGAATCGAAAGAGAATCCAGAAGTTCTCGGTTTACCGTTGGTTCCAAAGTAGTTATGTTGGGCGACCATTCTAATCCATGGGCGTTTACCGTGTACAGTTCCCCCTTTAGTTACCCACGCCACTGATTCGTCGTTTACTTCAATAGGGTTACCATAGTGTGCCACCCCTGTTTGACCAGAGTAATGTCCTATTAACCAATTTTTGTCGTACTCATCATCACCGACTTTGATTTTTTCTGTATCACCACTTACGAATATACGTTTTTGGTTTTCTTCACTTCCGTATCGTGCAACTGCAAAAAACGACCAGTGATTATTCTCGAATTTTTGTGGTAACGTAAACCCATCGTCTTTTGTCCCTTTAACATATTCACCTTTGAACCCTTCGGCTGTCATGAGTGTACCTTTAATTTTTTCGGCTGTTATATGGTTACCTTTACCCGATAAATCATTCCATTTAGTTCCTTTTAGTGAGGTCGCGTTATACCTACCAACGATATTACCCGGTCGTGGTAAAACCGCTATGTTTTTTGCTTCGCTTCGTATTTCTAGGTTAGTTCCGTCGACTTCTTTTTTGGACGTTACGTATAAACCTCCTGCTGCTACTATAGATGATAGACACATCATGAACATTATGAAAACAATAAATGTTGTTTTCCCTGAACCTTTAGCCATGGCTGATTCTTATTTATACTGTACAAAAAAATTATACTGTATATGGGTATTTGTGTACCCACAAATTACATATCCATTTTTCACCGGATTTAACCGGTAACCCTCCGTGTAATGCCTTTTTTGGGATACGTTCGTAATTGTTGAGTGTATTGAAAAATAAAGAATCACCCTTTTTCAATTTGTACGTCTTATTCAAATTTGGGAAATTTGTACCACCTCCTTCGTAATCGTCATTGAGTGCTATTATGAAAGTATACATTCGTTTATTCTTATTATTAAATGCATCTTGGTGTGGATTATAAAACCCGCCCTTTTTATACTTGAGAACTTGTAAATCTTCACAATTCTCGAGTGGTCTATCAATGTTCGTTAAACACTTATCAAAAAGTTTTTTAACGACCTTATCTTCGCCTGATTTAATCCACGCCGTTTCACTTTGTCGTACTTTCGTGTCTACGTCTCTATCCTCTGATACGGTCGATACCGATAACCTTTTATTGGCTATATTTTTAATATGATCACACTCTTCGTGGGTTAGCATATTTTTTATGATTACGGGTTTTTTGTATATGGGTTTTACGTACCATAGTAAAAATAATAGAGCAAATAGTATCAAACCTTTATTTATACTACTCGTCATTTGTATATACTGATACTTTTTATTCTATCAAATAGATATATTTTGGTAAAGTGCAATTATACCTGTTTCGTATTTGTGTGATAATTGAGTTCGAATACTTTACTAATTCTTTAATTTCTGGTATAATTTCTATAGAATTATCAATGACCCACTGTCGCATTAAATCACCACACGCGTTCGTAAACATTTCAAATATATCACGTATATCGTTTAATTTTTCGGTCTGTTTATCCCGTCTTTGTAATTCTATTTTAAAATTGGTTTCGTCTATACTGTTCATCATATAAGCTATTCGTAAATGGTGATTATCTGCATCGTATATATCAGCGTATCTATACATTAGATCCCTATCTATCTGGTGTAATACAACAGAAATGTCTATTATGGCTGTGGGTGCATTTTCCTGTCTCAATTCATTGAATGTGGGTCTTCCACCACACGGTATATCCGCGTGTTCCCGTGATCTTTTTTGAAACTCGAAAAAGTGTGGGTTATGTATTCTCCCCTTTTCTATATTTCCGGTTCGCCAATTAAACGCCGTATTACAACTCGTACACCACATTTGTAAACACCCGTCTATTTTGTGTATCATTGTTCCGCATTTAGGACACGGTTTGGTATCTTTGTTTATTAGTTTTATAGTTTTAACGGTTTCTGGGTTACACTTATGATTTTCTTCTATTTTTTCGTTACACTTTTTACAGAAAACCTGTTTACACAACCCACACTTGTAATCTTCGTCTATGAATCCTCTGCACTCTTCACTCGGACACATTCGAATAAAATTTCGTGTAGAATCTTCTGTTATATTTCCGTACCTTAAAACATTCATTTCTTCTACTAATTGATCGCATTGATCTATAGTATCTCTTAAAACTGTTTCGTATATTTGGGGGTTTCTTCCTTCACGAGTTGCCTCCATTGCTAATATTCTATTTTCTCTTACAATATTTACTAATTCGTGGTATTTTTGTCTAAGTGTACGCATTTTTTGAATTCTTTCGACGTGTGGTTGTGTTTCTGGCATACGTACCTTTTCTCTTTCGAATAAAACACATTCACGGTGTTTTTTGTATGCTGTGTTTCTAAACTTTTTAGTACAAAACGAGTCAACAAACCCGCGATTAAATTCATTTTTGCATTCCATACAATGCGGGTTTTCGTAACTCGATAATAAATACGTTTGAACGCAATTTTTACACGATTCTAAATCACAGAAAGGGCACGTTACCTTTTTGTGATTTGTTTTATTATATTTTTCGCAGCACACGGTACATTCCATTATTAAGTAATAAACTCAGTATGTCTTTAAGTTTTGTATTAAAATATGGCTTTATTGTATATGATTTTAATAATACTTTTAATTTTAATTATACTTTTAATTTTAATAAATACTAAAAAACCGACTCGGGAATTAAAATTGAAAAATCTATACAATAAAGAATATCATAGGTATAGAATAGGTGATGTATATATCTGGGGTAAAGGTCCGAAGTATGATAGAGTAAAATACCACGAAGAAAATTTTCCAAATAGTATAGCTACAAAATACCTTAATTTATTGAAAGAAGGTGAAAGTAATAACAAAGATAAACTTATGCGTGTTATACACAATGAACCACAATTAGATACCAGGCCTGAAGATAACAGTTTTGTTTTACACGTGCGCGTCGGTGACGTTTTGTGTAGACATCATGGAGTTAATATAAAATTGTGGGGTGGGTCACCACCCATGATTAAACATTATACAAAAAAAAATAACCCTGGGTGGTGGCGCGATATATTGAAATTCATGAACGAGAAGAACCTTAATAAAGTGTATATAATTGTAGGATCACATACACCGTATTGTTTATTAGAATCAGAAGATTTCATAATGGATCGAGTTAATATGTTTAGAAAAAATGGTAAAGATGTTGTTTTAAGAATTGGTAATAGTCCCGACGAGGACATTTTATGGGTAAGACGTGCAAAGTATTTCAAATCGACGGGTGGTGGATACGGTAAAGTTTTAGGTATAGCTTCACAAGAAAATGGTGGTGTATATAAAGAATGAATCCAGAAAACGATACTCCGAAATTTGAAAACTGTTCCAGAATACTAAGAGAATTTTTAAAGGATTATTCGCGTTCACCCACGCGTATTCGTCGTAAATGTTTTTGTATTCCTAAGGTTGTAGAATGGAACCCTATAATTAGACTAAGTAATTGTAAAATAGTACAACGCACGCGAAAATCTAAAATGAAACACACGACACCTACGACCGTTCTTTTTTTTAATTTAACACGTTACCCTATTAGTATATCTGTTACGAGTATAGCAACCAACGTAAACGGGTGTGGAATTGGTGTAATGGGAAATACGTTAACAATGGACATGGATAAAACGGAAAATAAAATTCAAACTGTTCGCGTGTACCCATACGCATTTACCGATGACGATACACGTGATTATTTTAGTTCGGATAATTCCATGAATAATGCTAAGAATGAACGAGAAAAAATACACGAACTATTGCGGGATCAAGAGAAGTTTTTTTTGGGGGAGACGATGACGAAGAGTAAGGGAAGGAAAAAACCGCGCAATGGTCGAAGTACCAGTCGTGAAGAAAAACATAAACTCAAAATCGGCAAAATAAACCGGAATTTGAGATTATCATCGGCTATGATAGACCCGTGTTCGCATAGGTATTATTTATCTATACGAATACACGATACAGATGAAGGTAGATTACTCATGATAGATAATATACACAGAACTAATTACGATATTATTATAAGAGAGGACGATGTAAAGAAGCCGGATTTTAAATAAACGTTAGGCGTTAACAAAATCTTTTTTCATATTAGTGGCTATTTCCTCTTCTGAAAGAGGTGGGGTGATTTTAATTGATACACCATTAACTGGCATATCAATACCACTGTCCACCATTGCAACAGCAGTACCCAACATCATAAATGCGACTTGGTAATTATACCCTGGTTTTATTACCAATGTCCTTTCTGGTACATTGGAGGCAGGAATTCCGTTCAACCATAATTCTAATTTATCGTCAGTGTTAAAATAAAATTTCCAATCAGTACCATATTTCATATCATCCATATATGACTGTAATTTACCCGATTTATAATCGTTATAGAATTCTACTTCCAATTTCTTACCCTCGTTATTTTTAATTGCTATAACATTTCCATCATCGTCTTTAATTTCTTTATACACACACGCGTATGGATCTTGTGAAAATGCACATTTTTTAGTATCAGAATCCCAAACACGCGCATCAGAATCCCCATCGTGATATTGATATGCCGTAATAAATCCTTTTGGATCGGTAATACCAGCAAGTGCACACCACGATGTTTCACTTTGTACCAAATCATTTTTACGTTGCATAAAATCAGCAGGTAGTTCATCTGTTTGTATATTTAAATCAGAAGTATACCAATCTGGATCACAACTTATTGAACCATTAAGTACATACCCTTCTGTAGTCGAAGGTTTTGAAATTTGGATACCATCATTAGTTATTGTAACTACTGAGTTACTTGGAACTGGAGTTGGAGCTGGAGCTGGAGCTGGAGTTGGAGATCTAGTAACCTTAACACTATTCAACACTTTTTTCAAAGCATTTATAAAATAATAAAACATTGACGAAAGGAGTCAAAGTGCT